CAATCTTTGCCTTAATATTTGGATCCGCAAGAAATGCTTCATAATCAGCAAATCCAAGAGTTTCATCAAGTAAAGAATAAGCTTGCGTATGAATAGTTTCAAAAGAAGCCATTGTTGTAGCAGCCATAACAATCTCTGGATGCTGAAACCAACGACCTACCTTGTTTGACCAATAATCATTAACGAATATCTCCGTCTGGGTAAATCCCTTTAGAATGCCGCCAATTACAGACTTTTCAGAAGGCGTAAGGTTCATATTCCAATCAAGTAGATCCTGATTGAGAGTGACCTCCGAAGAAAGCCAATGCGCTTGCTGCTGCTTAAGCCAATAATCATGTGCTTGCGGATATAAAAATGGCTTGTAATTGATACGGCGTTCTAATAGGGACATATTACCTCAATGATTTTTCTGGAAATCTCTAATCTTTTCACGGAAGAAGTTCTTTAGATTTCCATCCTCAAGCTCTTCTTGATTGGATTTGGCACGATTAAACTCTTCTTCCGATAGGACACGAAGTTTAGAACGAGCTGTATCCAAATGTACTTGGAATTGCACACCGTCAACACCGGCACGGTTCTTTGCAATGAATACGTTACCATATCCAGTAGATTTAGCCATAGACTTTCTTGCAAGACCAATAACGAAATCTGCTACGTGTGCCTGACCATAAGCTTCTGCCATGTTGGTAAGGTCAACGTAATCTTTGTTAGCGCCTTCCTTATTGGACTGTGAAGCCGTCCATACAGGAATATCTACCTCATTAGCAAAACCACGAAGTTCTTCATAGATTTTCTTTAGTTCAAGACGTAGAAGCTCATACTTTTCTGTTGAACGCATGATACCGGCATAATCAATGATCAATACGTCTGGACGGAAACCTTCAATTGTCAACTTATCAATATGTGAACGAAGGGTATTGATGGTTGCCGTTCCAGTTGCATAATATTTGATCTTTAGACGACCAAGAGTTTCTGCATTGTCTTCATAGAACTTTTTAATCTTCTCTTTGTGCTCATAGCAATCAATGCTATCAATTCCAAGCAAATGACTATCATAACGAATGCCGGTTGCTCTTTCATTTAGCTCAAAGGTATAATGAAGGACATTCTTACCTTGTAGAAGGGCTTGTGCTCCAAAGTGAACAAGCAAATGGCTCTTGCCTACACCGGTAGGAGCAATGATTACACCAAGTTCGCCAGCACCAAGACCGCCATTAAGGATCTTCTTTTCATCAAGCTGTGGAACTCCAGTTGCTACGGTTCTACGGAAGGTTTCGCTATAACGGGCATCAACATCGTCCCTAAGCTCAAGACCTGGGGAATGCTCATTACCGGCATTGATAGCCGATTTAATCGTCTCTACTACCTTCTCATACTTCTCTGTCTCAATGAACTCAATGGAGGCTTCAAGAGCCTTCTGGAGCCCTGCACGCTTACAGAAGTCAAGTGACTTCTCCTTAACGTAGCCGAGATCACCGAGATCATTGTTTTGCTCCACACGAATAAGGAAATCGTGGATTTGTGAACGAAGAATGCCATCTGAAGGGTTCTTTAGTTCTGAAGCAATGATTTGTGCAAGAAGCGCCATTGATGGAAACTCCTTATATTTCTTATTGTAAGACATATAAGTGTCTGCAATCTTTTTAAGATATGCATACTGGAAGAAATTTACATCAAGAACCTCTGCAAACTGGGAAGCCCAGTTTCTATCTATCAGGAAAGCCTGGACAATCTTCTCTTGGAAGCTCTTGTCAAAAGAGAAATGCTTTCCAGCTTCTGCCTTGGTGGGCTCTGGTTTAACTTGATCAACGTTCATCGTTTTCATAAATACTACGCTCATAGGTTCTTTCTACCTTACCTTACTTAATTCTGAATTTTTATTTAAACCCTTATTTTTATCGAAGAAAGTTACGCATCTGCGAACAAAACCGGTCATAATCAAAGGTTGCATTAATACCGCACTCAAGCACAGTCTTAATCAATCCAAGCTTATCCATCTTTGGTTCATGGCTGTCTACAATGTAGTTTATCTTATTAATCTGACTGGCACTAAGATTGCTACTGTTCAAATACATTAACTCCCAATTACGCCTTAACAACTCTTCACATTGGGATATATGGTCATATATTGCAATAGGTTTCTTCTTTCCTATATTCGCTGCACGGGCTTCTGAAATGATGGTAGCTATATCCAGGTCTTCTTCTGTAGAAGCCATTTTAGGAAATCGTTTAGCTACCGTCTTGAACCCCGCACCAGGGACACCAGCTACGTTATCGCTATCATCTCCAGCTATGGTTTTAGCCAAACAGAAGTTTCTGGCAGAAATACCAAACTTATTGATTACTTCATTTCCGGTTACAATCTTACGGGTAGCCGGATCATATATTTCTATAAGGGGATTATGAAGTAATTGGTAGAAGTCTTTATCGTTAGACACGATAATCTTTTTGGCGTTTACATTACGTAACTTATCTTGAGCAAGATATGCAATGATATCATCACATTCTGTATCTTGCACGTAAATCTGACATACGGGAGTGCTCTTAAGTAGAGCTGTTAGCATTGTGATCTGTTGAACCCTTGTTTGATCATCTAATGCCAAAACATCCCGAATGCTCTCCTTGCCTTGTTGGATTTTCTTCACTTCCTTCATCTTGGCTCTATTCGCCTTGTATTCGGGGGAAATGTGTTTGCGCCTTTGAGACGGACCACCGTTTTCCCAGACAACGTATACACGGGATGGGCAGAAGGTTCCAACGAGGTAGTCAACCGATTTCATGAACCCAACCACTCCACCAACCGGCTGACTACGGAGATTTATTTCTTGATTAACTAAAAAATGCCGAATAAAATTATTGAATGCGTCAATGATTATTATCGGTCTTTCTGTGGTTGGTTGGGACATAGACTTAACATATACCACCCACTTTAATTGATATACCACTTAGAAATGATTTTTTCGTCAATATTTAAAGCTAACTATTAGTTCTCTTTAAGAGAAAGGAATTTTAAAATGAAGATTTCAGTAACACAACTTAAGAAACTTATCCGTGAACAAGTTGAGATGGCAATGAGCGAAGGTCCAACTGGTGGCGGAGATCGTGTTGAATCAGTTTATAAGGAGATAGTAGCTATCTGGAGAGATGAAGCAGGATTTTTGAGTGATAAGGGTAGTGAAATAGACCAAAAGTGGCGTGCTAAAGCTGAAGAATTAGCCCATCTTCCACCACAGGGATTGGCTGATGGTTTAGAAGAACAAAGAAAAGACGCACGCACGACCTTTAAGTGGTTACAAAGTCTTTGATTTAAAAAATAGCAATTTAAGATTGCAATATTGAAAACGCCGCCTGGAAATTAATCCCGAGCGGCGTTTTTCTTTTCTATCTTTTATGTTTCAGCGACTAGCTGCATATTTCGTGAGAGTGGCTGCAAAGGTTTTTACTTTCCCGACGAACCGAAACCAGCAGAACCTCTATTGGTTTCAGTTACCTTATCACTCTCAGCCATTACTACCTCTCCAGCAGTAGACACCTTGTAAACTACCAACTGTGCAATACGATCTCCAACGCTGAATACAGCGTCTTCTGAACCCATATTAACAAGGGTAACGCCTATCTCACCACGATAGTTTGGATCTATAATGCCACCAACAGGGAATACTCCCTTGCTGGCTAATCCACTACGTCCCTCAATCTTCATAAAAATACGATTACGATCATTATCCATTATAGGCATATCTGCAAGTTGAATACCAGTTGCCATCTTTTTTACAGTTCCGGCTGGAATGGTAACATTCTCCGAACAATAAACATCAAATCCAATGTCTCCATCTCTTACAGCATGAGGCACTTTAGCATTATCATTCATGCGCTTAAATTTGATATTGATTGTTCTGGAAACCTTTGGTATTTGTGGATCATACCAGTTTTTATCAACGGTTCTATATGAACTCTGTGCTATGCTATCACTTATATTGTTATTACTCATATTTCTCCTATTAAAGAAACAAAGGCGACAACCTTGTAACTCTATCTCTAAAGTTTAGATTACCGCCTTTGTTTTGGGTGTTATGTGTTAGGTGTTTTTATCAGGCGCTTAACTCGTCAGCGGTTCTTACGTCGCCCTCGGATATCCCCTCATACGTGAGATGATCTTCTGGTTTGTCATTACCGCTAAGGATGAGTGCAGCATCCATCAAAGCATTAACATACTCTGAGTATTCTGGCTTGTTCAGAACCTTCTGGGCAAACTCATTTTTATAGAATTTAACTTCTGTTCCTACTTCACCAGTTCTATTGTCAGTTACGGTAAAGGTCTTCCAAGCCCCATCACCGGCAATAGCTACGGACTTATCTCCGACGCTAACGCCATTCTTTGCATTTTTACAATGTTCACGAAGAAGATCAAAAATCTCTTCTTCTTCAAAGATACCACGTCCAAACAAGATGCGGAAACCAACCTTACGGAAAGGCTTTGCTACCTTGTTTTTAATGGTCTTTGCCGTTACGTTAATGCCAACAACGTTTTCATCTTTATCTTTAATTGCAGAGCCGCCATCAAGACGAATTCTAACAGATGAAGAATATGGTATTGCCATACCACCAGATGTAGTCGTTGGATCACCAAACATTACACCGATCTTCAATCTCTGCTGTGATACCAGCACCAATAAGACCTTCTGACCACCGATAACGTTGGCAATCTTTCGCATACCCTTTGATAGAACACGTGCTTGAAGACCAATCGTGTTCTGATCATAGTCGCCCTCTAACTCAGCCTTTGGAGAAGATTGAGAGACGCTATCCCACATAACGGTTACGGGAACGTCTTTTGTCATCGTGCGGGCTTTGAGAATTGTGCTCTCTATTACGGAGAGGATCTCTTCTGTGCAGGCAGACTGCACAAATACAAATCTTCTTGCTACGTCAACACCCATATTAGCAAGAGTATCTGGATTTGTTGCATTCTCCGTATCGATATAAACCGCAATGCCACCCATTCTTTGGGTAGAACGTGCTATTTGAGCCATTAGGGTTGACTTACCGATACCGGGCGGACCTTGTATTTCTACAATCCTACCCTCTGGCATTCCACCACCACGACGATTACCTATGATATAGTCTAACTGACGTGAGCCGGTAGAAATCCAGCGATGAACGTATGTTGGTGCATCATCTACACCGAGGTTAAAAGCAATCTTATCGTTATGTTCTTTATTGATTGCTTTAATAAGATCAGATGAAAAATCATCTGTTACTGCATCTTGAACTGTTTGCTGTGTATCTCCTGATTTCTTTGTAGGTTTTGCCATTTGTTTCCTTCTTTCCAATCATCATATACCAACCGCATCTAAACGTAAACTGAAATCAGATGAAAAAAAAAGAAGATTTATTGCGAAAACAATATTTAAAGCTAACCATTAGTTCTCTTAAAGAGAAAAGGAATATTATTATGAAGATTACAGTAAGACAACTTAAACAGCTCATTCGTGAACAAGTTGAAATGGCAATGAGTGAAGGTCCAACTGGCGGTGGCGCTGATAAGCTAGTCCCTGCCGTCCGCAACGAGCTCAAGTCCATTATTAGAGATCTTGGAGGGGTGCGGAGGGATGATGTTAGCGACACAGGTCTTCAGATCGGAAATGATATTCTGAGCCTAATGGATAAAGACGCATCTGGAATGATCGAAGACCTGAGAGATGACCCTGATTTCAGGGAGGCACTAGACTATCTCAGCGGAGGCACGGCTGATATATCGGACGCTCGGGTTGTTCTCAAAGCACTCAAGACACTATTTCGCAATTGAAAACGCCACCTGGAAATCAATCAGGGCGGCACCATTGATCTCTCAAGAAGAGAAAGGAATATTATTATGAAGATTACAGTAAAGCAACTTAAACAGCTCATTCGTGAGCAAGTAGAAGAAGTTAAACTTGAATTGGAACCAGGCGAAATAGATTTAAATTCAGAAGAAGAAGAAATCTATGAAGTAAGAGCCGGTCATTATTCTGTTGCAGGCAAATTTGTTGGATATGTTAAAGCTAGATCCGAAAAAGAAGCAAAGGAAAAAGCAATGAAGCTTGGTCTTGTTGAAAAATCTGAAGGACCACGTGTCAGAAAAGTCTCTATGAATGTAATTGAAAAAAAGAGAATGGAATTAGAAGCATTCCGTGATAGTGTTCAAGAAGAAATTGATACATTAATGAACATTAAGTGAAAATAAGAAATATTATAAATATAAGTTAAACGCCGCCCAGATTTCTCTGAGGCGGCGCTTCTCTTTCTATCCCTCAATACCAAGGGCAGGTTTTGTCAATCAAAGATCATCAAAGGCCGCATCTATAGAATTTTTTGCCTTCTTCGCTTTTGCCGCAGATACCGTTTTATCCTTTGCTTCTTCTACCTCTTCGGAGGAAACCTCTGATGAAGAACCATTACCTGCAAGGAAGTTTTGAAGCATCGCATTAAGCTCGTCCTCGCTCTTTGTCTGTGCCTTGAAATACGCTTCAAGGTTTGGAATAGCGGCAACGATCTTCTCGGATACATCGGCGCTCTTTGCGAGAGGTGAAGGCTTACGGCGTGGCTGAAGCTTGATATCCTTAACTGGATTACCAGCAAAGGTCTTATCAGTAGGAGATACAGTTACGGTGAAATCATAACCGGTTTCTGGATCCATAAGGTTTTCATCCTTATAGTCAGGGTGAGCAAGGACGCTGTAAATATCCTTTACAAGCTTGCTGTTTAGTTCCCAGAGCTGAACACCCTTGTCCTCTTCACCACGAACGAGGATTGGAGCATAGTAACGCTCCTTTGGCTGAAGATTGCGCCACAGGGTCCAGGCTTCCTTTGACTTATCCTTCTTTAGATCGGTAAGGAGATTAAAGACAGGATCTGTGGTGCCTTCAAACTGACAACCGGCTACGAACCTACGTTCAGAAAGAAGGCGGCTATCATAATAGCTTACCTCATGGAAGGGCTGACCATTACGATCCTGATATGGGAGGAAGCGAATATCATGCTGACCAAGCTGCGGCTTCCACCAGTTTACTTTGGTCTTTTCTGTGTTCTTTGAACCGGCTGATGCACGATTACCAGAAAGTTGATTGATCTTTGCCTTAATGGC